GTGATCGGGAACCTGATAATCGGATAAAATGGTTATTGACATCCTATTTGGGATATGATATTGTTCTTATAGGAGGACACCATGTTCAAACCTTTTCAGGTCTTATCAGTGGATCGGGATTATACGGAAAGTGGAGCTGGAGATAAGTTGCATGGCTAGCTTGTGGTAAGTGGTGGTGGAGGGGTGCGGCTCCAACGCACGTTAAATCGATAAGGAGGCCTCGAAGTGAAAGGGAAAATCGACCTGTTCGCCAATTCCACATTCACCACGGAGCGTGAGGTATGAACATTGTCCACCTGTGCGACTGCATGGAGTTTATGAAGGGCGTACCGGATAAGTTCTACGAGCTGGCGATTGTGGATCCGCCGTATGGGATTGGGGAGGATGGTGGGCGAAATTCAACAGGTGACAGACCAACAGAAAAATGGAAAAATCCAAATAGTAAAGTTTACAAAGTTTTTGATGATTCCTGTATTCCAGACGAAGCATATTTTAATGAGGTGTTTAGAATATCAAAAAATCAGATTATATGGGGAGCTAATAATTTTGTTAGATTTTTACCACCATCTACAGGATGGATAGTTTGGAATAAAAAAGCTGATATAAAAGAACATCTTTCAATGTGTGAACTTGCATTTAGTAGTTTTGGAATAAAATGCAATAGGTTTGATTTTTTATGGGCTGGGTTTAAAAAGCAGGAACAAGAAGAACGCATCCACCCCACCCAAAAACCCGTAGCCCTCTACAAATGGCTCCTCAAGAACTACGCCAAACCAAACGACAAAATCTTCGACAGCCACGTTGGTTCAGGTTCAATCCGCATCGCTTGCCATGATATGGGTTTCGACTTTGAAGGTTGTGAGATTGACAAGGACTACTGGGAAGCGCAAGAGAATCGCTACAAGGAACATGCTCGGCAAATATCACTGTTTAGCAACGATGAAATCCAAGAAAACATATTCAGCGAGGGCATATTGATATGAAAACCATCCTACTGTCAGTCCTATTTTTTGTTGCAATCGACATCGTCATAGCTCCTTGCGGAGATTGGTGCCCGCTGTTCGTGGAGCCGATGGATAACACGATGTCATGGACAACGGTTGACGGGCATATCGGTGGGCGTAAAACCACAGAGCTTGAATTGTGCAGAAGAAAGTTGTACTTCGATGAGTTTGCCGATGAGATGGAGGACGTATAATGCGTGAGATTTTGTTTCGTGGGAAGTCAAAACGATCAGGTGGTTTCGTCTATGGCGACTTGGTGCGGAAGTTCGACACCACATATATTGTGACACTCCTGATAGATAGTGGCACATATGAATATGTCGAGATATTCCCCGAAACCGTTGGTCAATTTGTTGGGCTGATAGATGCCATCGGGAAACGTATTTTTGAGGGGGATATTTTACAAGGTGATGATGATATAGAAGATGATGTTTTCCATGTTGCAAGAATAGGACAATCTGATGAAAACCGCTATGAATGTTTCTTAGATTTTAATGGTGATAATAAATGTTGGATGCCGTTTATAAGATACTTTAACTGTATGGAAATCATCGGCAACATTCACGATCAAAAGGAGGATGTATGAAACTTTACAAAGTATTGAACAATGATTTGACCAGTCCGTATCAGGGGTTCGAGTTTGAATTGGGCAAAAAGTATGTGTGCGAGAATTTCGACACATCGGATGAGGATTGTTCCAATGGATTCTACGCTGTTGACTTCAACGGGCTTGTGTACGCTTTTAATCAGAATAGCGAGAAATATTCCGTGTTTGAAGTAGAGGTCGGGGGACGTTCTAAGGAGTTCAACCAGTTCAAACGAAGGTATGAGGAAATCACAATCATCCGTGAATTGACCGAGGATGAAATCAAGTCTGGTTTGTTAGCGTGCGAGGAGTCGGAAGGCTATAAAGTGTGTGAGGCGTGTTACCCTATTCATCCCTTTGTAATCGAACCCATTCCGTTAGAAGATGCGAAGAAACTTTTGCAAGAGTGGAAAAAAGTCAGGGCTTCGGTCTGGAATTCGGTCAGGGATTCGGTCAGGGATTCGGTTTGTGATTCGGTCTGGAATTCGGTCTGGAATTCGGTCGGGGCTTACGTATCATCACTATTTCCAAACATTAAAAAGTGGAAATATGTTGACCATGAGGAAGGTGTGAACCCATTTCAGTCTTGCGTTGACCTCTGGAAAGGTGGTTATGTGCCTAGCTTTGACGGCAAGACGTGGAGATTACATACGAAAGATGGGATTGCATGGGAGGAAGTATGAAAGAATTTACAGAAAGAATCGGGCTTATCGTTGACCGCCTTGAAAATTGTGCTGGTATGCTTGATATGAGTTTTATACCAGCAAAGACACACATTGAAGCACTCAAAGAGGTTTTGCCGGATATCAAGAAAGAACTCAAGGGTATATTTTTTGATATGGGTGGCGACAAAGATACGTGGGGCGATTAAAAGGAGAATAGACGTATGACCGAGTTGATGAAACGGTATGAAGCGGAGACAGGACATAATGCTTTTCTCACATATGGTATAACACAAGCAATATGCTACCCAACATATGTTGAATGGCTAGAAGAACAACTCTCAAACCAAACTGTCGAGAAATTCCAAGAAATCATCAGGAACCAGTGCGATGAAATATCATCCCTGAAAGCCCAACTCACATGGCGACCGGTGAGTGAGAAGCCGAAAGAAGGGCAAATTGTATTCGCTATGATTCCAACTGGATGGGTTGTTGCCCAATATCTTGATGGTGGGTTCTATGTCGATGACGGATTTATATTCGGTGATTTTATTAGTGGGGTGTCACATTGGCTATCCATACCACCGATGAAGGAGAACAAAGATGATGATAAGTAAGAACATTTATTATGTGTTTATTGTGACAAGTGGACAATATTCTGACAAAGAATTGCTAGATGCCCCATATGCAATTCAGAGACAACGCCAAACGATTTTGTTGACGTCAACAAAATGGTTAACAAGGAGGTAAACTATGCACACATTAGGCGAACAATGGGTTGAGGTGATTGACGGTCAGGAGCATATGGATTTAATAAAAGATGTGGCACCATTTCTTGAATGGGTTGATAAAAACTATTATACCAAGATTGTACTGACTAGAGCACAAACAGATGGGTTGAACGGATACGGCAAGTTGATAAAGTATTACGTTGAGTTTTACATTATTTGCGAAAGATGCCGAAAATGTGGGTGGATTCCAGTTATTCATGGTGGTGATGAGGAAGGATACGAATACTCATGCAAAGGTCGTCATGCTTGGGATAAGTGCTATGAATTACTATTAGCTTCTGGTGATGGACTTTCTGAAAAAGAAGCAATAAAAAACGCTACAATTTATCCTGATAGTATCCCAATATCATGGCGTAAAGAACATTTTTCAGGTATTCAAGCACTTCCAGTACAAAAGCAATTTCTCACACCAGAAGAACATCTCGCATATCATGAAAGGTTGCATACCAAACAACAAGCCATCGATGCGTGGAATAGGAGGTAGTTATGAATTACGTCTATATGCAGCTTAACGGGAATCTTACAAAAATCAAAATCGTGAAGGAAACAGAAAGGAAAATCTTCCTTGAGAACGACTGCACTCTCTGGAAAGCAAAAACTCCAGAGGGGAGATACAAGGTGGTCAATGGGAGGTCTAATGCGTATGTTCCCCCCAGCCCTTCTCTCGATGATCTCTTTTATCTTCAAGAACTCCGCAGGAAATACTTGGAAAAACTTTCGCTTTTAAAGAATCGCCATGATCGGGAAACAATGGAACTAGTCTTGAGTATCGAGTGATTTTTGGTTTTCCTGGTTTCGTGCTATACTGTTAAAGGGATTGGCTATGTGATTTGTCGGGATCGCACAGCCGATTGGCGAGATAGACTCCAGTCATAGCCGACACTATGCTGGGGTCTTATTTTTTGAGGTATAACATGGAAGATAAAAAATCATATTATGCGGTGATACCTGCTCCGGTAAGATACGATACAAGCCTTACAGCAAATGCAAAATTGATGTTCGGAGAAATTACGGCACTCTGCAATGACCAAGGTTTTTGTTGGGCAAGCAATTCTTATTTCGCAAAATTATATTCCGTAAGCAATCAAGCTATTTCGACTTGGATTAAGACACTGGAAAACAATGGCTACGTTTCTATAGAATATGTCAAAAAAGGTGAGCAAATCATCGAACGGAGGGTATCAATAAATATTGATAGGGTATCAATAAAAACAGGGGGGGGTATCAATATATCTTTGGGGGGGTATCAACAAAACTTGAAAGATAATATTAAAGATATTAATAATACAGAGAATATTAATATAGGGGAAATAGCGAAAGAACCAAAAGAACCGAAAGAGAAAAAGAGATTCAAAAAACCAACCATCGAAGAACTCAAGGAATATGCTTCAACAATAAGCTTCAACCTCGATGCTGAAAAATTCTTCGATTACTATGAATCAAAAGGATGGCTTATCGGGAAAAGCCCCATGAAAGACTGGAAAGCAACAGTGAGAAACTGGAAACATAATCAAGATAAAACTCCTATTGTTTCATCGACCTCTTCCAGCTCACAGCCAAAATATACGAAATCAATCATCGAGGAGATAGCGGAAGAAGAAGAGCGAGAACGACTTGAGAGAATGTAAAGCATCGAAAGGGGTTCGGGTGGTGCCGAAAGGGGTTTACACCGCCATTGCATAGCCACTTATAACGTCATCGAGGAGAAACCATGAGTCTTGAAACGAAAACGTATATCGGGATGTGCTTGAATAATAAAAACATCATTGAACAATCGGCACTTTTGGAAGATGACTTTTTAGATCCACGAGAGAAAGATATCTTTGGGGTCATGCTGAAAATCTCAAGGGCTGGATACATCCCCGAGCTGGCAACGGTTGCAAAGGAAGCGAAAGTTTTAATTTCCGATCTCTTTGAATACCAACATTTGGGGGAGATATCGGCGAATTTCCGGTACTACGAAGAACTTATCTTAGAACAATCACGACAGAAAAGAATTAGAAAAGTGATGACCGATCTGCTTCAAGACCGTTTTATCTCTTCGCAAGAAATGATGGACAAGCTAACAGAAATATCGGAATCACGGGACAGGTGCAGGGTAAAAAATAATGTCGAGCTGATTGAAGAATCGTTCTCAGAAATAGAAAAACGGATGAAGAACAAATCAAACTTAATCGGGGTGACTTCGGGTATCAGACAACTCGACAACTATCTCTTGGGTTTTCAAGAAGGACTTTTATATCTTGTGGGTGGGCGGCCTTCCATGGGTAAAACCATGGTCTTGGTGAACTTTTTGGCAAATTGCAACGTCCCGGCAGGTTTTATCTCCGCTGAATCACGAGATAGGGAACTTATGATGCGCCTTATCTCAAACAAGAGCCGGATAAATACCGAAAAACTCATCCTTGGAAATGTAAAAGACACTCTCAAGCTCGAAGAAACAAAAGAGCATATGCTCAAGACGATGTGCTTTGAAATGTTCGACAAGGCTGGGATGGAAATCGGGACGGTTCTTGATCGGGCGAGGTTTATGAAGCGAAAACTGGATATCAAGATACTTTTTGTCGATTATCTCCAAGCAATATCTTTGAAGGGCAATATGAAAAAATGGGAAAAGGTCGAAGAGATATCCAGTAAATTGAAACAACTTGCCGTGGATTTGGGGATACCAGTTGTTGCTTCGGCTCAGCTCAGGAGGGATGCTCAGGGCAAGCGTCCAGAACTTTCCGACTTCTCGGACTCATCGCAGCTTGAAAAAGATGCTGACGTTGCAATCATGATCCACAAGCACGAGGATGAAGATTACCTGAACATCGAGAAGAACCGGAACGGCAGGACGGGCGATATCCGGGTGAGATTCGACCGTGAAAGAATGGTGGTCACGGATTATTGATTAATAGCAACCGATTGTTGACAACCAGACAAAATGGTGATATTCTGATTACAGGAGGCTTAGATGGAGACATTGTGCAGGATGTGCCACAGGTTTTGCAAGACGGACAAGATGGCAAAGGGTAGACTTGCCTACTGTACCGGGATGCCGGAGGAGCTAAAGACTTCTCAGGCTGACTTGTACCAGAGGATTGAAGAAAGAGGAAAGGAAGAAAAAGGAGGAAAATTGTGAGTGAGATTCTTTTGAAAAGTTATGGCGATCAGATGAAGTGCCGGATGAGGGTCAAGCTCTTTTTGAATTCCACCCCAACGGCAAATTATCAAGAAATTGCCAAAGGAGCAAAAGTATCTTTGAGCATGGCTCGCAGGGAAGTCGGGCTGATGTTGGCCTCCGGTGAAATCGAGAGGATTTCTACTGGCGGTCGTGGGAGAAAAACCGAGTACCGGATACTCAAATAGGGTGCAAAACCGGATACGGAATACAAAAATAGGGGGAAATTATGGAATTTCGAGACATGGAATTGACGATTCTGTTTTACGCAAACGAAAACAGGATTTTGTCCACTCGGCTAGACTCGTCTTATCGGTACAATCATGATCTTGAGGAGAGAAACAAGAATCTCCAAGAGTTCATAGATGGGATGGTGAAAAGTACTGGGGATGTGCATGATGATGCCATAGAAACTTACAAGCGAACCATAGCCGATCTTCGTGATACCATCGCCGATCTTAACGAAAAACTTGACGATCTGAGAGCCGAGCTTGCATCCGTCCAAGGTGTTGAGGCTGTCGTTCAAGTTGGCGAAAAGGGAGAGTGACATGGCGTTGCTAAAAGCGGCGATTGCCGCAAAAACACCAAGCGTGTCTTTCACTTTCCGTGGCATCGAAATTGATGTCACCGGATATTTTGAAGAGGGTTTCTTGGGTTGCGATTCTCGGAATCCAGAAGTGTATGACCCCGGTTCAGCTGGATACATCGATGACATGAGCGTCTATATCGGTGATGTAGAGGTAACGGAAATCCTCTCAGAAGATGCTTTGAAGCAGATTGAGGAAGAGGCTTTGGGAAATTATTTCCGGAAAGATTGAAAAACAAAAAAGCCAGCGTGGTCCAATGGCAGGACAACAGAGTTGTAAACTGTTTGGTGGAGGTTCGAATCCTTCCGCTGGCTCGGGGCGTGTGCGGTTTCGATTGCTGGAAAGACTTGCAAGAGTACCAGCAAGAACAGGGTTCGACTCCCTGACGCTCCAAACCCACATAGTTGGGATAGCTTAGAAAGGAGAAGATTATGGAAAAAGACTTAGTTGGATGCGAGGTCAAAAAACCGACATTTGTTGCGGAAGTGCAGGAGCAGATTGAGATACTCCACACACTCTCGCAGAATCTCTTGGAACGTGCGGCGTGTGTGAACGCATACCTGTACGATGCGAAAATCCCAACGGAGCCGAAAAGTGGCGATGCTCCGAGGTGCGCCATGGATGATTTTTTGGCTAAAGCCGGGACGATCAACAGGAACATGCAAGCTGCTATCGAAGTCCTGAACAACATCTGAAACAGGTGGGGGGGGGTCATTCAGGCCCTCCCATTTTATTTTCACCATCATTTTATTTTCACCACCGTGATGAAACTCCATAAATCAATGAAAATCCTCTAAAAATATTTTTAAAAATATCTCATATTTACTCATTAAAGTGTTGACAAGCTAATGGGGATAGAGTACTATATAGTCAAGAAGAGGAGATAAGGAAATGACAAAAGACAAGGCTTTGGAACTGGGCGGGAAAGAGTGGATGGGTGGGGCGAATCACCGGGTGTACTTCAATGAGGCAGCTTTGGTCAACCTGTACGGACTTGAGGGAATCAACGTGGTGAACGGCAGACCGAGAAAGTGGCTCCGCAATGGCGAACCGATCAGTAACAACAAGGTTTTCTCCTTGTTCTGCAAAAAGGCTTACTACGATGTCGTTGCAGACAAGCTGGTCGATGTAGACACCACTTTGGTGGTCTTCTAAGGAGGAAGGTGATGCTGAAAAAAAGTTTCCCGATAAGAGATAGGTTCATAGCAGAACACAAGGCCGAGTATGACGACTTCATGGCGATAGCCATGAGACTACAGGCCAGCTCGACAAGGGATCAGGTAAGTACGGAAGACAGGCTGAATGCTGAGGCTTTCAGGGAGAGGATGATCGAGGCTGGATGCGAGAAGACCTCGATTCAGGTTTTAGATAGAGCCATCTACTAAAAAGGAGAAAAATCATGAAGGAAAAAGTTTTGGGGAAAATCATGTTGACGAAGGATGGAATTTTTGAAGTATACGAAATCGACAGAGGAGAGGGCATAATTGGGGGGTACAAATGTTTCTCATTACCCGGAAAGGGGAATCCATATCGGACATTCAAGTTATCAGAAGTGAATATTCACAACATGAGAAAAAATTAAGGAGAAAATCATGAGGATCAACATTTCCAACAAAGAAAAAATCGAGCAAGAGTTGGGAAAAGTTCAGAAGAACGCAAAAGTTCGGACTATCGAGTACCAAGACATCATCACAGCTGCGAACGAAGCCGGAGACAAACTGTCTCATCTTCTCCCGAAGAAAGAATGGGTTGGGTTGGTGGTGTCTGCCGACCCGCAGGCTCAACATTTTCCGAATGCTTACAAATTCACCCCTGAATCAACGCAATTCATTTTGGAGCGTGGTGATAGAGATTGGTTCCTTGTCGATGTCTATCGGGAGCGGTGTCACGATAGATTGGATAAGTACGTTTTTAGGGGGCTTTCAACAAAAGCAGAAGCAATAGTTGCTTTTGTAAACAAGCCTTTCTAATAAAATTTCGCTTTCAAAAGTCCCTTCTCCGGAAGGGATTTTTCTTTATGGGGTGGCAAGAAGCATCTTAGTAATGGTGAGAATCCTTAATTTGACACTTACTAGTCATCATGTTATAATAAACTCATGGTCAGGCTTATCGAGCAACGGAATTTGATAAAGCAAAATCTCAAAGTGTCCATATTGGACAACATCCTTCCGGAAATCAAGGAAGGAACAACTTATAATCTCGTTACTCAAAAACTCATCAATCCATATGGATTTATTTTACAAGCTTGCAAGCATGGGGTTATCCGACATTTATATATAGCGACCTACTCGATAAATCTGAAAGCGATGGAAATCATCACCAATCTCATGGATTCTGGATTGATAGAAAATTGGACACTGGTTTTGAACCACAACATGAAATTCAAGATGAAGGGGCAGGATGTTTTTCTTTTAGAAGAAGAGAAAAAAAGAAAGAACTTCAAGATCATAAAGAAATATTCTCATGCAAAGGTCACTTTGATAGACCAAGACGATAGAAAAATTGTGATTTCCGGTTCTGGCAATTATTCGGAAAACCCAAAAATTGAACAATACACGATAAACAACGATGCCGAACTTTTCGATTTTCATAAGTCTTGGATGCTCGATGTGTTGCTATAAATAGGAGCAGATATGAAGAAAGAGAAACAAACGAAAATAGACAATAAATCGACAAAAGTGGCGAAGATATCAAAATTGCCACAAAAAAAATCACGGTTTTATTCATCGGAAGACATACGGAAAATCCGTGAAGCGATGGAACTTTATATCCAAAATACCGACATTCCCATAGTTTCGGAATTTGCTTATCAGCTCAAAGTGAGAAGGGCTTTCTTATATGAAAGGGAAGACTTCGAAGACCTCATGGAAAGTCTTTTGGCCAAAAAAGAAGCGCAACTGGAAAAGTTATCCTTGTTCAACGTGGTCAATACAACCATGGCGATTTTCTCTTTAAAGAATATGGGATGGTCTGATCGGCAAGACATAGAAGTATCCGGGAAGGGTGGAGAGGCGATCAAAGTCATATGGGAATAACCCTGCTTTCCCAATACAAGGATTTCACCAAGCCGCTGAGATATAAAGTGGTTTACGGCGGTCGTGGGAAGGGTGCGACTTGGCAGATAGCCAGGCTCTTGCTCTTGAAAGCCTACGAGAATCCGAAGAGGATACTGTGTACTCGTGAATATCAGAATTCAATCAACGAATCGGTGTATCATGTCCTAGCCAGTCAAATCGAATTGATGGGCTTGGACGGGTTCACGGTTCTTAAGACGGAAATTCTTCATCAAAACGGTAGCCAATTCATTTTCAAGGGTTTGAGACACAACATCGATTCGATAAAAAGCTTGGAGGGAGTGGATTACTGCTGGGTAGCCGAGGCCGATAAAGTCCCTCAAGACGGATGGGATAAATTGATCCCGACCATCCGGAAGGACGGTTCGGAAATCTGGGTCGATTTCAACACTGATTCCGAAGACGATCCCGTGTATTCGATGTTCGTGAAGCATAAGCGTGATGATGCTTTTGTTCTTTTCCAGACCTACAAGGATAATAAATATTTCCCCGAAGCACTCAAAGCGGAAATGGAATATTGTCAGAAATATGACTTTGAAAAATATTTGTGGATTTGGGAAGGGCAACCAAGGGGGTTCAGCGATTCTTGCGTGTTCAAGGGGAGATACAAAATAGACGATTTCGACACTCCCGAAGATGCTGTCTTTTATCATGGGATAGACTGGGGGTTTGCTCAAGACCCGACCACCTCCATCAGATGCTTCATCCAAGACGGTTTTCTTTTCATAGACCGGGAAGCTTACGGAATCGGAGTTGATATAGATAAGACTCCGGAACTTTTCAATCAAATAGACACGTTAAAGACATGGCCTTCCAAAGCCGACTCGGCAAGACCGGAAACCATATCGTACCTGAACCAACATGGATACCCGAGAATCAAAGCTGCTAAAAAGGGAAAAGGCTCGGTGGAAGATGGAATCGAGAAAATAAAATCTTTCAAAGGAATCATGATTCATCCTAGGTGCAAGGAGACAATCGGGGAATTCAAGTCCTACAGATACAAGACGAATTCACTCACCGGGGATATCTTGCCGATACCGGAAGACAAGAACAATCATATCATCGACTCTCTCAGATACGCTCTCGAAGATTACGGAACCAGATATTATGCTATAATCAAATAGAGGCCAAACAAAATGAACCAACAAGAATATATTCTGGAACAAATACAATATTACGAGGCATCCGTACAGTACAAAAATCTCCGACTTTACCGCGACTATTACGAAGCGAACAACCCGGAACTGATGAGCAGGTGGCTTGAACGGGCATACAAGCACAAAACACCAAACTGGAAAATCCCGACACCTTACTACTCAACAATAGTGGATTCGATGGCGGGGTTCATGTTTTCCGATGTGCAATATTCTTCCCCCTCGGAGGCATTCGACACCACCCTCAACCAAATACTCAAAGTCAATAACGCCGATACGAAAGACATGATTTCGGGGACGTATGCATTGGCCTATAACCGGGCTTATGAACTCATCTACACCGAAGGCGAGAACAATGTTCAAATAAAATATACTTCTCTTGATCCTCTAACTGTGATTCCCATCTACGACAACTCAATCGAGCAAAAACTTACAGCTATCATCTGGAAAAGAAAGTCTGGTGATGTAATGCTGGTTGATTACATAGACGGCTTTGTGTGGGAATACTACAAACTCGAAGATGGAAAGTTAATCGAGCTTCAAAAGCCGAAGACTTTATATTTCGGTGAATGCAACGTGGCAGAATACAAGTCCGAACTCATCGGGGATGCGCCACCGTTCAGCGTGGTGATCTCTTTCATCTCGGCTCTCGATTGGACGATTACCGGGAACTCCAACGAAATGGACAGGATCGTGGACGCTCTCTTACTCTTGGGGAAGAGGGTGTCCGAAGAAGACCTTTCCACGATGGACGAGTGGAAAGTGCTTCAGGAAATCTCCAAGGATGAAATCACCCCGCAATATCTCACGAAGAATCTGTCACCGGAATTCCGCAAGTACGTCAGCGAACTCTTGATCAATGAAATACACAAGCATTGTCATGTGATAGACTGGTACAACCCGGCTCAAATGGGTGATACGTCAGCCAAAGCCCTGAAAACTCGGCTTTTCGACATGAATATGTTTTCCAACCGAATCGAAAAAGTTTACATCCATGGAATCAGAAAGCGAATCCATTTGTTGAGCAAGCTCTTGAATCAAACTATGGTCTCCGAGGCCGAGAATGTAAACATCACTCTCAACAGGACAGTTCCTACCGACTACGAGGACATGATCAACACGCTCAAGGGGTGCGACTGGCTCTCAACAGAGACCAAGGTCATCCTTTCTGGTCAAGACTGGGAGACCGAGAAAGAACGGCTCAAGGGGGAAGCTGTCGAGATCAACCTTGACGATCTACCTCCAGAACTTGACAATCTGCCTCCGGGAACTACGGAAGAAACTATCGAAGAGGATGAAGCATGAGCCTGGCATCGATGCAGAAGATAAGGCAGGACGTTATCGAAGGGATGATAGCAAGACTTGAAAGAAAAGTCCTTTTTAGATATTTAAGTACGAAAAAATCCATCTTGGAAGCAATAAAAGACACTTATGCTAGATATCTGACCGATGTACCGCAAGCCGACTATTACACGACCTTGAGTCTGTACAACCGACTCAAGACTCTTGGCTTAGATATAAAGGGCATCTACGTCAAGCTGGACAGGGAACTGGTGAAGACCATAAAAGCTGGTCAAATGGATATTTTTGAGGAAGCTTATTATCGTGATGGATACACCATGTCTTTCTTCACTGATGCGAAGATCAATCCTTTGAATCCATTGGTGAATGAATTCTCAGTCACAGGCGATATGGAAAAGCTCAAGGAAATAAAAGACAAAGCCGTGAAGCGGATAGCCGAAAAAATGATTCCTGCCTCGGGGAATACCCTGACACAAATGTTGGTGGAAAACGACACGCAATCTTTGAATCGGCTCATGACCGTGATAAAACAAGGTCTTGTAAACGGAGAATCGTACGAAAAGCAAGTTAGGAGAGTGGCGAAAGTCTTCAACGGGAACGCATCCAACGCAGCTCGGGTAATCAGAACCGAAGGAAACCGGAACATGAACGCCGGGTCTTTCTTCGTATCGGAAGACCTCAAGGAACAAGGGGTGAAAATCAGGCGTCAATGGGTAGCCTCGTTGGATTCCCGGACTCGGGATTCACACAGGGAGCTGGACGGTCAGTTCGAAGACGAGGATGGATATTTTTGGATCGGCTCGGACAAGGGAAGATATCCCACGGATTTCAGCGAACCGGAGAACAGCATCAACTGCCGATGTTCTGTTATCGATATCGTGGAAGACGCCACTCCACAAGTCAGGAGGGCAAGGGACCCTGTCACCGGAAAGACGGATTTGATCTCGTACAAGACCTACAATGAATGGCTCAAGAGTGTAAAGTAGCGGTTATTTGACACATTGACAAAATGTGTTATACTTAATCAGGAGAAAAATTATGGAACAGGAACAGGCGAAAACGCAGGCTCAGGTTCCCGATAGTCAGGCAGAAGTGCAGGACGATTCCAGGATTCGGGAAATTGAAGAAAAATACAAAAAGGAAATTGCCGGGCTGAACAAGCGAGTCAGTGAGTTTGAGAAAAAGACAAAAGCACTGGAAGCTGAAAAGCTCACCGAAGCGGAAAAAATCGCTTTGGCGCAAAAAGACCTAGAGGAAGAGCGGACTACTTTGAGGAACCAGCTCAAGGAGTACACGATCAAAGAAGCATTGGTTGGTGCTGGACTGTCGATTGAACTTGCAAGAAGCATCAGCGGAGAGAGCAAAGAAGAAATTGCGGCTTCCGTGAAAACGCTCAAGGGTATTCTGGATTCCGAGGCTAAGAAAATAGCCGATGCGGAAATTAACAAAAGACTCGGTGGGAAACCTCCGACTGGTGGCGTGGCTGAAACGGTGACCGGACTTCAAGCGCAGTACGACAAGGCGAAGAAAGAAGGCAGGGTCGCTGATTCGTTGGCTATCAAGAGGGTGGCGGCAACCACCGGAGAACAGATAAAGGATTAAACTATGGCTTCTACTAGCGCAACAGCCCAGAGTTATAATGATATCAACGTCCTTGGGCAGGTCTTGCAGGTCGGTGCTGGGAGACGGACTCCGTTCTTCCAAGCTATCGGTGGTCTCAATGGTGTTGTTCGGGTTCCTGCTCAGCAATTTGAAATGAGCGCAGTCTATTCCATCGACACGGCTTCCAATCCGGCAATCGATGAGGAAGATTCCCTGACTGCGAATACCGCAAAGTTCTATGCAAAGGCGCAAGAATACAACTGTTGTTCCATTGCGAAATACGAGTTCATCGTGTCGCATCTCCGGGAAGCGAATGCACGTCAGCTCTCGAATACCGCCGCTGTCCATTCTTCGGATGCCCCCTTGGGGTCTGAGTTCGACCGTGCCGCAGAAAACGCCATGAAACAAATGGTGGCCGATTGGGAGTATTCGATTCTCCAAGCGACCCGTGTTGCCCGTTCTGCCGTGGATACGGATGTTTCGATGGGTGGCCTTACCGATACTTCAATGGGTGCGATTGCCAAGAAGGATGCTTCTGGTGGCGCTCTCTCGAAGGTCTTGATCGACCAGTTGATCGAGACTATCGCCGGATATGACGCTCCAATGGAGAACCCCTGTGTGGTCGTTCGTCCCAAGTACGTCAATGACCTCAACGACATTTACGGCTTCGCTGAGCAGTCCCGTTCGGTGGGCGGCGTGAACCTCACTCAGATCTTCCTCCCGATCATCGGACAGGCAAGCGTGATCTGGACGAACCAGATGGCTGACAAAACCCTTGGCATCTTCGACCTTGCTTACATCAAGCCAGCCCTCCTGCCTCATGCTGACGGTTCCGACATCCTGATGAGGGAATACTCGGACGGCGGTTCTGCGAGAAAGGGTTACATCGAAGGATACCTTTCGGTTGACTTCGGTTCACGGTACTACCACGGCTTCCTGTACGGCTTGGCCTAACAGAGACCAACAGGAATGAACAGAAACTAACAGAACGAATGGGGGCGCAAGCCCCCTATGTTAAAGGGAAAAAACATGAGAACGAATTTTAATGACAATGTGAAGAATCCCCAACTTAGGGCATTCATGAAAGAGAAGGGACAGTTTCAGGACTTGACCGCTACCGCTGTTGCTATTCCGGCTAATAGGCTTGTAGAAGTATCTTCGGGTAAAATCCAAGCCGGAACAGACGATGATGCGAACATCTTGGGTGCGGTGCTTGCTCCTGTTGATGCGTCGGGTCAGGCTGATGTGGACTTTGGCGTAGTCGAGGTCTTGCTGAGCGGTTCCGTGACGCAGTTGGACAAAGTTGCTGGAGCAGCTAGCGGAAGAGTAAGGAAGTTCTTGGCAGCTCAGGGTGAAATGCTTGCCGCAACCAACGGGGGGAACTTCGCCAACCAGCCGACCGGGGCAAAGGTTGTCGTGAAGTCAAACAGCGCAGACGATGACACGCAGACGGTGACCTTGTACTACACAAAAACCGGGGCCACCACGACCGTTTCCAGTGAAGTTGTTGCTTTGAGCGGAACCGATGCGGTTGATTCGGCTGTCTCTACCATCCAGAATCTTTTGGGTGTGGTCATCAGTGCCGCCCATGCCGGAACCGTGACCGTGGAACTTGCCAACGGAAGCGACATCATAACGATTGCTACTGGTACTCTCTCGGCTGGTGTCCATGCGGTGACTGCCAAGGATGCCTACGGAGCCATCGCGACTTGTAAAGCAGGTGG